TTGTGTAGCCGCGCCGTAAGCTCAAATACTGTCTCCACTTCTAGAGATTCTGCGAAATTTCACGCTACCGTTTCGATATTGATCGCCTGATCGAGATAAGCGAACAATATTCCGAATTTAATCGGTTTCAGCGTATATCCATCAATGACAAAGTTTCTCGCAAACTCCAACGTTGGATTAACGTTGTCGCGCGAGATTACTGTTTTCTCACGATTTACAGTTACGCCGATGAGAGTCATAAAATCAACGTATTGATTGAATTCGCTCTCGGTTCCCAAGAAAAGTAAGTCGTCTCCGACCAAAGCATAACGATCTGTGCTCACTCGGCAGATCCCGTTAATAACGTAGTGGTGAAGCAACGCCATTATCGGCCAGGATGTGAATAATCCCATACCTTGACCTACGGCATATCTGATTGGGTTACCGTTATTCAACTTAGACCCGGCAGTATGATACTGCCGGTCTACGATGAGTAGCCAGTTTTTGGCTATATCTTCGCCGTCGAATCCCAGTAATCCAAACAGCGCGGCGATTATCCTGCTTTGCAATAAGCGAGGCAGTCTATCCGTCGCCGCTGAAAGGTCTATGCTGTAATAATTGTACTCTCGGCTTTTCGCGGCCGCTAATACATGAGGCACTCCTTGTTTGTGATCAAACGTGAAGTCTGCCTCTATGTTCTTTAGCATAGCGAAAAGCGCGAAGTGAATTGCTGATAGTGCTGTTTGTGTGAGCCAATCCACATTCGCTATGATTCTGGCTTTACCGCCAGGCGCAGTGAAGTGAAACAAGCGAGAATGAACAAAACTGCCTGAAATCGCAGTATTGTCCTTGATTCCGTTAATCAACCTCAGAAATGATGATTGATTAGTGAAATGACGTGAAAGTGCGGTGATTGCATCCCAGAGGATACTATCTGATGCCACGGCGGCGACGTCATTGTACAGATTCGACGACGACGCTCCCGAGTTCGGGGACGAGGCGTTTCCGCTGTACATAACAAGGCGTACCGCGTAGTCCGACCAGTCAAAGTCTCGGAGTATAGCTTTTAGCCATAATCTTAGCGTCTCAGTCTGGAAGTACTGCGCAATCACTGCTTCAAGTGGCTCTCCTGTATAAATGCCGTCCACTGTCTTTGTGTCCGGCACGCTAGTCACTTTAAAATGTCTGTAGATTACGATCATGCTAAAGACTAAGTTTAGGATTTTTCCTCTACTTTCGCCTTCTAGTCTGTCGATGATTAATAATAATGTTGTTAGTCTATCGCAGATTTCGATGGCGATCGTGTTGAATCGCCCTAATTTTAGTTCTTTTACATCCGTAATCCACATCCGTTTTAACATAAAATTCTCCAATGTTTTGAAGAATTTGATTATATGCAGAAGATCCAGTTCCGGCTCTTTTACTTTAACCGGGCTGTCGTCCAAGTATTTGGCCATCAGCGGGTGTAAGTGAGCGGGGGTTATTTTTCGCACTCTGGGTTTAGATGCTTCGAATCTTTCTAGCAACATAAAACGCGAAATTGAAATGAGACATAATCTGAATTCCTCCAATGCAGTTAGGACTTCGAGATTCGGAAATTTATTTTCGATCTCTTTAGTCATTAGCTCCAGAGGAAGTAAGTAATGATTAAAAATATTTATATTTTTCATGTTATAATTTAGTTTATCATCTATATC